CCTTTCAAGTGGGAAGGTATGTGTCACCAAATCGTCCAATGCTAATATCCCCATATCGTATAACTTGATGTATCGTGGGATATCCTCATTTGGATTTGTCAATCCACCTTGACTATCAAAAATGGTTTTGCCACAGTAATGCTGGCGAGCATTACTAAATATGATTGGAATACCACATTGAGGTTGCCCAACCAATATCATTTTACCACCAGATGTTATGGCAACAAGTCCTTCATTGATGATATTGGGATTGCCAGTGCAATCAACAAAAACATCAACACCCTTACTACCAACTACACGCTTGATTTTCTTGGACAATGGTTCATCTTCGACTGATGAACAAATTAGATCAGTCGCACCAAGAATTCTTCCACGTTCAAGTTTAGAAACATGCTGATCTATTGCTATGATGGGATTGGCAGATACCATACATGCGCCCTGAATGATATTCAAACCAACCCCACCACAACCGGCCACTGCGATGGATTGCCCAATTTTGAGGTGGGCTTCGTTGTTGATCAGCCCTAAAGCTGTCGTAACGGCACAGCCCATCAAGCTGGCAACTCGGGGTGGCACACTCAGATCAATCTTGGTCAAACGATTCTCAGATACAACAGAATAGTCATTGAAGGTCGTTACACATCCACCACCAACGTACCCATGATCCAACCAACGATAACGTGGGAATGGAGCATCGATCCCTGCACCTTTCCTCCAGTGCATTACTACACGATCGTGTTCCTTGACCTGGGTAACTCCAGGTCCAACTCCAATGACCTCACCACAACCTTCATGTCCCAACAGATGTGGAAGATATTTGTCCGGACCCTTGGAACCTGTTATCTCACCAATTTGGGCACCACAAATTGTCGAGCATAGAACACGAACTCTCACTTGTCCACATTGCAGGGTTTCGGGCCCAATTAGATCATCAACCAACAACTGGGCATTCAAGGTTTCTAAGATTGCGGCTTTCATCGAGAGCTTCCTTAACTGATATTCTTGGGAACACAGTTATTGCACTATCGGGACTTGCATTGAGGATTTCAATACCACGGTTCTTTGCATCCTCAGCAATTGCTGGAAAACTCAATAAATGGCGATCGAAGGGAGGACTGTATCCTTTTGGTTTTTGCCCGTGCGAACCATGCCAATGACTCACCTTATTGGGATCCAATTTCATGTCAAAACCCAAAAGTATGATGCACTTGACACCCAAGTGTGCTGCTACATTTATTGCAGCACATCCGGAATTGTTATTCCAACAAACCTTGCTAGGGTCATCACTCAAACCACGAGTCTTATCTGGACGCCTAATCAAAAACTTGATCCCCTCACAATGCGGCTCCGGCTTATTGTGAAACCGTTCGCAACAGGTAATTTTCAACCCAGGCCATTCTGCCAAGGCAAAACGGTGAACATTGTACCAAGCACAATCACCAAAGAATTCAACATCAATCCATCTGGCAATCATGTAAGCATTGTTGACCCCAATAATGTGCTTATCACGAATTGGTTCAAGATATGGAGCATAAGCACTGGCAAATCCACCAGAAGTACACGAAGATATAACTTCTTCGGGGACGCCAAACTGGCGTGGCATACTCGTACCACCTGCTATAATCCAACATTCACCGTCTTGCCAAAGTGGTGGAACCGTCCACTGCATAAATTACCCCAATTTGGCCAAAACAGCTTCGGCGTCGGCCTTGATCATTGGTTTTTCATTCACACGCTTGCCATTGCCATCGATGATATCGAACCAGCCGGCAGATCGATCTTTGAGGGAATAAATTTGTTTCACGACTTCCAAGCTCGATTCTGCCACCACTGGCAAATCATCAAGTGGTTTAAACTTGTCCATGAAAGACGGTGGAATCTCTCCCGGATAAGCAACAAGAATTTCTCCGTGTTTGATCACGGTACCATCAGCAGTACGGTGAGTACCGCCAATGTTCTCAAATCGAATCTTTCCCAGCGGGACCTTCGTTGGTGTTATTGTTCTTACCATAACTTAAACTCCTGATTAGGATAAAGGTTAATAGAATTGGCTTGATTAGCCGACCCTATTTACGACATGTGAATGATGCCGGAACGTGAATTCTGATCGTTCCGGACCTGGGGGACCTGGATGGTCATCAGTTTGTACTTGGTGACCATTCCACCCTCAGTGCTCCACTCCACAATCTGAATTCCCATTCCCTGCACCAAACGAACGACATCGTTCGTCATCTGAACGAGAAGAACGTTGTCGGCAGTGAGAGTGTCGACTGTCTTCACATCCAAAATGCCCTCGACTTCCTTCAGCCGAGCGCGAATGGACTTCGGGTAACCGGTCACGTAATCCTGCTCCATTGCGGTCTCGTATGCGGACGGAATATACAACATCCAGGGACCGAAGTGGTAATCGGCAATGGACGCTGCCTTCGCAGCCAACACGCGACCGAGAATGTTTGCACCAGTGGTTCCGCTATGGTCCCAATGTGCTCCCAGGGAAATGGTGTTTCGGTTGGACTGGTTGAGGTACCCGTAAATGGTACCACCACCGTAGTAATAGCTGGTGGACGTGAAAAGCATTGTCTCCAGTTTCTCCAGGATTCGGCGAGTGCCCTGTTCAACCTCGGTGGTGTCCAATGGGTTCCCGAAATTCCGGCTGGCAGCCAATACCCTTGCGTTGATCTCAAAATCCACATGGATAATGGGCAACGGAAGGTAATTGACGCCGTACACCGGACGGTCACCACGACCACGTGAAACACCATCCATGGTCATGTCGGCTTCCATGCCGTCACTCACATCATGGTATTCCAAAACGGTCGTTGCCATGGCATTGCCAAGGTTGTAGACCAGACCCTTGTCCTTGAGATCCTGAATGCCACCAAGTCGGTAGCGAGATGCCGCAAGGACGGCATCGTCCAATTGTTTCCACTCGTCGCGCCGAAGCGTGCCGGTGGTGTTGATCTGAAGGGCTTCGTAACTCTCACCCTTCTTCGGATCACCACCCTTATACACGGTCACGTATGTTCGACCGTCTTCAGGGTTGATCCATGGGCGCATGCGTCCAACGTCCAATCGACCTTGTGTCATCAAACGCTGGGCAACATCACCCTGCGCTGAATCGCGGCCGAGAAAGTCCATGTTTGCTTGCAAATCTCTCATGTTCTGTTTGGCCTCCTTGAGAAGCGTTTCAGTTAACTGCGCTTGGCCAGATGGCCGTTACGGAATCAGAATCTTGATGCGAGCAACTGCCGCAGTCGTGGTGACCGCTTCCAAGGCAACACCAACCACCGAATACTCGTGACCGGAAGCCTCAGAATCAAGCGGTGTCCACTTGCGCAACGTGCCGTCACCGGCAGATTCTAGTTTGTCGTTGATGACGATCGTTTGGTTTGCCGCCAAGATAGCGTAAACCTCTTCACCAGGGTGAGTGATCCAACCCTGAACCTGGTCGTTTGCCGAGAAATCGGTGTCAATCCCATTACCCTGAAGTTCATCTTCCAGAGCAAACATTCTTGGAAGCACTGTGGAACCAGCGGTCGCGTGCTTCCTGAACTTATTGGTTGACATGAGCTCGATGAGATGTCCAGGCGTGATAGCGGCATTGGCAACACGCTCAATGACGGTATCAACGTACTTTTTCAGCTTAATGGTATTCGAAGCCATTTACTTGTACCTCCCTTTCTGAAGGTTGACAAACTCCCTACCGGCAAATACCGGCTTGGAATGACCTATGCTTTTGTTGCCTCAACTCCTGGGGGCAACAAGATTTCCTTCGGACTGGTGGTTCTGGATCCACCACCAGCGTTGACCGTGAAATCAACCTTGTCCGGAATCAGACTGACCATATCCTCCAAGCTCTCCATGGATTGGTCTTTCAACTTCTCCGCAGTGAACACAGTTGGATTGGCTTCGGTCAAGGCTTTTTCCAGCTTCTGCCGTCGTTCCTGGTGCAGTTTCAGACCGGACCGCATCTGTTCCTGCATCTTTGCCGGCAGCAGCTTCATGAACTCGTCCGGGTTGGACAGGACATCCTTCAATGCCTGAAGTGCCTGTTCCTTATTGACCTGAACTGGCTGGGCAGAGACTTTCTTCGCAGCTGCTACAGCCTCATCCATGGTGATGAGTGAGTTGATCTGGGGTTCTTCCAGACCCAACAGGAACTCCCTGTCAGTTTCCTGGAACGGATTGCTGTCGCTGCTGATCAGCGCCTGAACCTTTCCAGGACAACATGGTGTCTTTTTCTCCGCCATTGTTGTTTCTTCTCCCCTTTTTGAATTACCGCTGGTTGACGTTGAATTAGCAGCAACATAATCGACCTTACGGACGACTGTCGCTGGATTACCGACGAGTGCTACTGCACCATTGGTGGCTACCTCGTAGTCCTGTTGATACAATACGCGCACGCCAGTATCTCGGTTGGCGACCTCATAGACACACTTCCCATCATACACTTCGACGAGGAAGTGTATTTTGGTTTGATTGTCCATGGCGTCTAATACACCCTGGATCTTTTGCATTAGGTCACGATATCCCTGGTCGTTAACCTGCAAAAAGGTGTATCCTTGTGAGCACAATTCCTTGATGGTCTTTGATATATCCGTAACCGCGCCTCCTTTCTCATTTGTTCGTACACCACAACCATCGGCCCAACTACATGCTCCAGTTCCACCAGGAAGTAGAGCCAAATGATCGGGTCGATGGTTCCGTGCTATTGCCATATATTCCTCGTTGTTCCAAACACCTGAAGTGCTTTCCTCATCGCTAAACACCCCGACACTGACTTCAAGATTGCGACCCTGTTGAATGTATGCCAAAGCCTGAGGACTTCTTTCAGTGATCTTGGCAAGATCAATCCACGCTTCACCACGTAGACGACCCCCATCCATACTACTATTATACACCCTTCCAACTGTCCAGCTATCAATTATTTCTGGACTATTGGCACTCACGTTATTCCCATTGACCTCAGGATGCTGTATGGTCACCGGAATGCCATTCCATGCCTGGACAAACCGGCCAAGTTCCTCAGCAAGATGTAAAAGAGGACCATGACTTCCGTTGTGGACACCTTCCACCATCATGACAACTGGAACGACAAGATGTTGACGCCCCTGGTGCATCTCAGTTCTAGTCTGCACCCTATTGTCATTTACAATGGAATGTATCTGGATCGGATCCTTTTCTTCATTCCGATGATGTTGACGGAACATACTGTGACAAATTGCCGATGCTTGTGCCCCGTCCTTTGCAGTACCTTCCTTGATCACAACAGGGATGCAACGATCAACATAATCAGCTTCTTTTTCACCGCGACGTGGCGTTGGCATTCTGAACCTCCTCTGTAATATCCACAGGTATTGCAACACATCGACATTGTGGATGATATGGAATCATACTCTCGATTTCATCCAAACTAAAGATCTGATTCTGTAATGGGGCACATTCCTCACAAACCCGTTCATCTTCAGCCGTGATCCACTCCGCTTTTACAGTGACTCCAGCAATCCCCCAATTACGATATTCATTGATAGTTGCAATATGATGGGCCCGTATTATTTCGGTCCTGGCCAAGATTTGGGCACGCCTCTGTGCAGGTATAAACCTACCCAGCGTGTCTGTTATGCCTAGGTCCCCTACAGGCCCAGAAATCGTTCGAACCAACAATCGTGCAATCTCACGTGGATTCCGTCCCTCAGCCATAGCTTGTGCTAATACACGACTTATTTGCTGGTCCATTATTGCTGTGATCCCCTTTAATTCACTATATGCCCGTGTGTAAACTAAACCAACTCGATCAAGATGAAATGGTTGATTGAAAGTAACATTGATACCACCAGTGGTTTCAATCGTGGGAACATCATAACCAGCATTCCTCAATTCCTGACGACCCCTCAATATCCCACGTTGGTATGCTGACTGGATGTATTTGTTGAACCAAGCCAATTCAATTGCTCGACCAAGTTGAGTACGCCCCAAAATCTCGAGAATACCAAGATCAACTTGCTTTTCCAACCAAGCCATAAATGCTGTGACCTTATCCGCAAGGCGTGGAAAATCAAAAGCAAATCTACCAGGAAGTTCAATATCAGCCTGTGTCAACACCCTTCTTTCCTGTGAAAACCCAAATACATCCTGATCAATGATCGCTCGACGAATCGCAAGGGTTATCCTATTAAACCGCCGATTCAAATCATTTGCAAATGCAGTACGTAGCATCAAGGTACGGGTCGGATCGTACCTAGCTACTGTATAAATCGTAAAAGCTGTAGCGGTTGCCATTTAATTTGACCTATTTTTCCTTCCAGGTATCGTCCTAGCAGGTCTATTAGGTGACGGCTCGGGGTTTCCACCCCCTGAAGTTCCCGCAGTTCCCTGAGGTTGCACAGCAGCTAAAGCCTTTGCCGCTTGAGCATCCTGTGCAGCCTGGAAATGTTCCTCAGTCATCACATCCTTGTAAAGTTTCTTGATGTATTCAATATCATCATCCTCCAATCCAAGGAAATACTGATAGAAGATCTCTGGTGGAACAACAATTTCAGCCGTTGGATTATTCATGTAAGATTGCAATGCCGATGCACGAATCTGACCAACCAATGCCCGTTCCTTTTCAGATGGTGCAAATACATCGGGCCAAAGAATGGTATACGGTGAAGATGGATTTGGGATCATGTTGTACTTGATACAGAAATCAATCAATGGTCGAAGAATTCGCATTTCAGCATAGTTCTTCTGTCGTTCCTGAATCAATTCCAACCAACTCCCCTTATCTTCAGTGCTTGCCAATTCACCACGTTCACTGCCAATCAAGATTCGTTTTGGAATGCCAGTGACAGCACTGATCATCTGCAACTGAATATCAACATGATTGATGGGATCTGCAACTTGCATATCCAATGCACTTATATCAATGCCCTGGTTGACCAAGAACCGACGAAGATTGTGCTCATATTCATCAAGTTGTTCCTGAAGGGCAACTTTCATCGGATCTGTCAACGTAAATTCCTTGTCAACCACGCCCGTATATCCAGGGCGAGCACCCCGCCAAAACATTTCAGCACTTGCCCCCACCAACTTCTCCAGATCCATGAGACGATTGTATACAGCCTGCAAAACCGGGACACCAACAAACTCAGACTCCAACAATTCCCCAGTCACGTGTAATACGCGCGAATAGTGAACGCGTATTTGCTGACTAATTGTCATTTGCTGGCCGGCTGCATAATCAGGATTCTTTATCCCAATATTGTAAATTGTTGGAAGTCCATAACGTTCATTATTCGGATTGGTCTCATAGGTGTCAAGTTGTGCACTATCTTCACCAAGAGGTTTGACATAGAGAAGCTTACGAGTGCCACTGGTGACTGGTTTGATCCAATCATCCGGCCGTTTCACATCGTCCAAACCAAGGAGAAGGACCCCATAATCACCAATACAGGAAAGTTTGTCCAAACGAATAAGTTTGGATTTCAACTGCAGTTTCGACCAAATGTCTTTCCATGCCTTCTCAAAATCAGTTTCATCCTTTTGGTCGATCTGAACAACCTTAATATCACCATTCCAAGTCGCTTTGATTGGACGATCAATGATTGCCTTGGCAATATCCTGACGTTCGTATTGAGCGTAGTACTGATCATAAGCCAAACTGGTTGGGTAACCAAGAGCCTGGTACACATTCCTGTCAGACCCATACTGATTACCAAGACGCGCGGCCAATTGTGCGCGACTAAGCATCACACTCATGTTCGCCAATTGCTGTTGATAGTTGACCGGACCTTTCGTTCTAATCCTTTTCATTATCTTGCCCTCACCATAAGAGTATGTGAACGAGGATCCTTTCTACCAACAGACGTCACAATATGATTGGTGATAGTATAATCCATACCCACCGTACCACCCTTAATCCACACTACTGTGGCCGTATTACTCTTACTATCACTGATCTTCGTTAAACCTGCGTCAATGGTCCAGGTAGATGTAATGATCGTTTCACCAACCGCGAGCCACGGAGCCCAGTTAAACCCGTAGTCTAATTCAGAAGTTGGATCATGAACGTATGTTGGCATAGTACCCTCTTAATCGTAATCCACTTTGGGTTGACGGTCTTCATACAGCACTTGTGGCAAACGGTTCTCAAATTCAACAGTAGTAATTCGATTTTCAGCCGCTACAACAGCACATTGGCGTGGCATGATAAAGGCCGTAGCACCACCAGAACCAAATAGCGTCGATCCAAACAATCGAGATCCAAACATATTACATCCTACTAAATTGTGGTAACAGCCGTTGTGTGCCTAATGGGATCGTCGACCCCCCACCCGCTCCAAACAATCCTGTCAACGCATCAGGCAACCATCCACTATCCCAAGCGTGCGTACGATCTATCTGAGTAAAGAACGTGTGCAACATTGCCTTGCCAGTTAAGGCAGAATCGAAGTCTATGGTATCCTGTTGAAATACATGGAAGCCGCTTATCCAAAGTCTGTTCGTGGCTAGAAAAGCAGTTTTCCACGATTCCAGATGGGCCGCAGTTAATTGGTAATTGTTCTGAAAGTTTGCCTCCGTACCGTATGCGTTTTCACTGGAGCCGCCGAAATCGCTGTAGCTGTCCATGTCGAACGGAGAATCCCACGTCGATATCTTGTCAAATAGAGTAGGATTCCGTAAAATCATCGTCATCGGTCCCGTACCAGACTTACTGAAACCAATGATGTGATGTTTTGCAGGCGTGTATGTTGCCTGTATCCACGCACGGAGATCCGTACACATGAAAGTCTCGTGCCGCATTCCTAAATCTGTGGGATGATCGCAGTACCACGGGTCCTTGTCGAACTGTGGAGATATAAGAATAGCATTGTAGACGTTGTGTGCGTTTAAAAGTCTTAACTGATCTAGGCCATTTCCCCAAGTTGATTCAAGCCCACCCTCAACAGGCAACACGTAGAGTGCAACGGTAGAGCCGTTTATTGTTTTAGGCTCTA